GACATCTTATTAAGCATTTTAACATCTGGCAGTGCCGTCATACTAGGTGAACGTCCATACCCATGCTCAAAGCTGGCCTTCAAAAAACGCGGCACAACATACGGCATTTCATCAAATCCAGATTCTGACAAGATTACTTTGTCTTCTGGGTCTAAATACACAGATGCAAACGGTTTATTTAGCGCATCTATGCGCTCAGCTACTCTATCGGTGCGCGGTGTTACCAAATGTACAATACGCAACTGCTCATAAGGGTCACGCTCTTCGCATTTAGCAATACGCTCACTTACATTCTCAATACCAAACTGGCGCACAGCTGCGCGTGCTGACATTTTAAATTCACGATAGACTGTATCAACTCTGCCAAATTCATCTTCAGCAAGATAGCACTCTGCAATATGCCTAGTAGAAAACCGCAGCGCGTCATTCTCATCTTTATCTATGAACATAACAGCGGTGCCAAATGTAACTAGGTCACTATACAGCTCATGTATTGCTTCATGTAAGTTCGAGCGGTGCAGCTCTTGGTACATTACGTCCGTTACACTGAGCAGCCATTCCTTTGCTATATCGTCTGTCTCAAATGAATCATCCGTAAACCTAAGAGCAAACCAAGGCGTGCTGGCATTGGTCAGCATTCCATGCAAGCTAGAGGCCATAAGCTCAGCTGCATGTATAGCAGTGCCGTCAAATATTAACTCAGATCGCTTATCACCAGAACTTCGCTTTTTTGTTATATCTGCTTTTCTTGGAACAATATAATCGGCAACCTCTTGCCAATGAGATTCCCAATTTGAGCGCTGTCCTTGAAGCGTGCTGAACCGCTTCAATAACATAGCTGCGCGTTTGTCTGTTTCAGCCATTAGCCACCACTTTTCATTTTATTCTGGCCTAATAATCTAGGTTTTTGTGTGGGTGCCTCAGTCAGTAAACCCATGCCGCCAGTTACATTTGCTGCGGCCTGTCCTTTTTTATTAGCAGCTGTCTGCCTTGCCGAATCTGATGCCTTTGTTGCAGCTGGCTTAATTGCTGGTGCTGGCGGTGGTGGAGGCGGAGGAGGCGGTGGTGATGGTGGAGAAAACTTACCCATTATACAAACCCTTCTTTAATGTTGCCCCACAGTTTGCAAAACCATGTTTGGCAAAAAGATTCTCAAATAATCTTTGTTCTGTTTTGTCTAATTCAGCCGTTGCTGTCGCATAGACAGATGAGCAGCCCCAACTGCGTGCGAACTCGTCAATATACTGCATTAAATGCCTTGAAGCCCTTGTGCGCCTTGCAGAAGCACGCACCCAGAATTTAACCACATAAGCTATAGGCTCTACGCACCATTCCCAACTGGCAGCCATCATCACACCGCCAAGGATCTTATTACCGTCAACAGCAAGCATTAGCGTGCTATGCTTCAGCTCCATAAACCCTTTTAGGTAATGGCGTGCCGTCCATTCATCAAACGTACCAACAAAGGCAGATTCGTTATGACCTTCTGCCATAATTTCTAAAATAGCATCAATGTCAGCTTCAATAGCTTTTCGTAGTTCAATCATGCTGCAAATGGATTATAATTCATATCTGCTAGCGCTTGTGGCGCTTTATCCATTGCTCTAGTTTCTTTAAGTCCAATCGACATATATCTAAAAGCATCTGCAAAGTGGCTAGACCAATCGTGAACAGGCGTATTGCGGAACGCTCTATTCTTCTCATTATACCCACGATGATATTGACGCAGCGCGTCCATGCCTGATTTGCACTTTTCTGCATCAAACCAGCAACGCCCAAAAACCATTTGTGCAGCATGTATTCCATCCTCTAATGGCAGCTTTGGCACTACTCTGAAATTCAAACCTAGATCCCAGGCAATCTCTCGCCTGCTTTTGCCTGTCCCCAACTCCCTGACTTCGATATCGTGTGGCGCGTAATGCTCACCATATAAATAATTCTTAGCACTTAAAATCTTGCAATAATGCGGCAGCCCCTCACCTCTCGACTCATAACAATCGATAACATGAACAGCTCTGCCGACAGTCTGCACAAACCAAATAGCTGTGCTATCACCAACACCAAGATCCCAGAATGTACTCACTTTCGCAGATTGATCATAAGGCACCCTACCTATGCGCCCCTCTTCTAAGGCCGCCTGACACTCCTTGCCGAAAATAGCCCCTGGCACATTAGCAACCCAGCTGCACTCATATTCCTGTGCATACTGGTCAGCCGTCATAGTTTCTTTTGCGCTGGCTAACTCACCGCCATCTAATATATCTGTCTCACTCGCCCTATGAACCGCTGTATACCACTCATTGCTAATAACGGCAGTCTCATATAACTCGTAAAAAGCATTCTGCCCCTTGGGTGTTCCTACAAAAAAACACCAGCCCTTTCTATCACTAAGCGCTGGCCTTATTACCTCTGGAAACACGCTCTCAGGCATGTCAGCAACCTCATCCATTACACAACCCATAAGATAGATACCACGAAGACTATCAGGGTTCTCAGCGCCCAGAAGGCTAATCCTAGCCCCGTTAGGCAGATCACACCTCAATTCAGTCTCATGGAACTTAACGCCAGGTATCTTGCCAGAGAACTGTTTTATATAATCCCAGGCTACATTCTTCGCCTGCCGGTAGGTGGGTGCCATATAGGCATACCGGGGGTTAGGCTTATCAGACATTAGCGCATGGCGCAGTATATGATTAATCGCCCAAACAGTTTTGCCAAACCTACGGTGACAAACAACAACGCCCCAACGCTTCTCCTGCATCTCATCGTGCAACGCCAGCTGCAAAGGCCTCGGCTGATAAGGGATCTCAATGTGCATTAATGCTTAACCTCCGGCTCAGGAAAATCCACTATCTCAAGCTTTTCTAGGATCTGCTCGTAAATGTCTATAAGCAACACAGCACTCTCAAGCCTTGAGGCCTCGTCAGAGCCCTCTACAATGCCCTCTCGAAGCACGTTGATGTGAGACATCAGGGCTATGCTATCGTGGTTCACAGGACAGGCTCAGAGTGTGTGAGGGTACTATATGGGCAGGTATAATACAGCTGTAGTAGCGGCGGGCGGTTCTGCGGGGGGTGGGGGTCGGGCGTTTTGCTAGAAATGCAATGCCTTTTTGCTTTTGCTGGGCACTGCACACCAATACAGCGCAATAATTTAACATAATGCATATTATGACATCTTAGCTATCCCGCTTTCTCTGCCTGTCGGGCTGCTCGCGCGCGTAGATAGGACACGCAGGATGTAAGGTCGATCGTTCTCCACCCCGTTCATCAGTGCTTCACCACTTGCTTATCTGCTGCGTCGATCACCTGCTCTGCTGCTGTAACTTCCAGGTCATTACCTGCCCATGATATTGTGAAGCCTGCGTTTTGTGGTTGGTCTTCTTTCTTATCGCGTATGCCGAAAGGCTGGTTGCGTGCGCTTGTCCACTTGAGCGTGTCTATCTCTAAGCGTCTGCGCTGCACTTCTGCATTAAGTTGTCTTGGGTCTACGTTCTCAGGCAGTGGCGACATTGCTAGACCGTTCAGCTTGTCTGCATAATACTCAGCCTGAAGGATCCTGCCCTTGCGGTACATCTCCCACATCTCGTCACTGTCCTGCACTGATCGCGTGATTGTGCGATAAGATGGCAAGCTCTCGTCCTTTGCTATCTCTACCAGAGTTTCGCCTTCTGCTAAACGATCACAGATCTTTTGCATAACTTCGGCTGTGACTTTCTTAACTGGCATCTTTACTTCCTAGTAAAAGCGCCCCGCCCGAAGGCGGAGCTAGTTCAGAGGTAACTCGCACAGGTGGAGCAAGTAAGCCCATACTAGACTAGGTAGGTCACTTAATCAAGCTTGGCTTCATTGTAAGGCCGAAGGCCGTAATTTTTTTTCTTCCCTACCTATTGACAGCATCTGTCAAGATCATTATGTAGGTCTTGTAAGAGTTAACAAAACAAGGAGATAGATAATGGAGTATGTTTACCACTTTGAAAGCGAGTACGGCATGGAGTCCGGCTTTGTAACAGCCCAGAATATAAGGGCTGCTACAAGGAAACTTGCAGCAATGTTTCCTGATGATGTTGGTGCTGATGGTTTCTGGACTAACCCATATGGCGATGATTTCCCGATAAACTGGTAAGATAGGAGTTACCGCAATGTTAAAGAAAAAGTTTAATAAATATGTTTCCGAGGCTACTCTTGAGAGCGGTTTCGATTTGCAGATCTGGTTAAAGGAGCCTTACGTCTTCAGCGTTACCGGCGCTGGATCGACCTTCTTCGCCTTTGAAGACTTCGAGACAATGGAAGACTTATGGCAAGCCGCAAACGAGTGCTGCGAGGAAGAGATAACAAACCCAGACAAAGGTGCGCCTTAATTTTCTTTTGTCTACCTATTGACAGATACTGTCAAAGGTACTATGTGTTGTTTGTAAGAGGTAACAAGAAAGGGTGATCGAGATGGCTAAGATACAAAGAGAAGCTGCTATGTTTGATTTGTTCGACAACGGCAGCAACAGCCAGGCTGGTGAGCGGCAGACTGACATCGAGGATATTATCTTCGAGAAAAGCTTATTGGCTTTGATTCAAGCCTTTGACGAGGATGGTCAGCAAGCCTGGAGCGATGCGGCCAAGGCCGGTCAAGTAATGCGGATTTGTTAGGAGAGAAGAAAATGG